CACCGCGAACGGCAAGTACAAGCTCTCGACGCACACCGGATCGGACGGCGCGCAGACCGCCTCGGCCGTGCTGCTCCATGCCGTCGATGCGACCGCGGCCGACGCCACCGGCATCGTCCTGGCTCGCGGCCCGGCCATCGTGTCGCGCGCCGCCCTCGTCTATGATGCCAGCGTCGATGACGCGGCCAAGATCGCCACCAAGATCGGCCAGCTGAAAGCCGCCGGCATCGTCGCCCGCGACGCTGCCTGATCCTCCTCATCCCCCGGAGACCTGCCATGACCATCGTCCGCAACCCCTTCGACGCCGGCGGCTATTCGCTGGCGGAGATGACGCAGGCCATCAACATCCTGCCCAACCTCTACACCCGCCTCGCCCAGATCGGCCTTTTCCGCTTCGAAGGGGTCAGCCAGCGGTCGGTCATCATCGAGCAGTACGAGGGCGTGCTGAGCCTCCTGCCGTCCGTCCCCCTTGGCGGCCCCGCCACGGTTGGCTCGCGCGAGGGTCGGTCCATGCGCAGCTTCGTTCTGCCGTGGATTCCGCATGACGACGTGATCCTGCCCGCCGACATCCAGGGACGGCCTGCGCTGGGCGCGTCCGATGAGGCCGATCCGCTGGTCGAGGTGATGAACCGCAAGCTCCTGCTGATGCGGCGCAAGCATGCCCAGACCCGCGAATACATGGAGATGAACGCGCTGCGCGGCATCGTGAAGGACGGGGCCGGGACGACGCTCTACAACTACTTCACCGAGTTCGGGCTGACGCAGATCTCGGTGGACTTCGTTCTCGGCACTCCCGGCACGAACGTGCAGGGCAAGGTCCGCGAGGTGCTGCGCGCCATCGAGGACAACCTGCTCGGCGAGACGATGACCTCGGTCCATGCGCTGGTCAGCCGCGAGTTCTTCGACAAGCTGATCGCGCACCCCAAGACCGAGGAGGCCTGGAAGTTCTACGCCGCAACCGGCGCCCAGCCCCTGCGCGAGGATGTGCGGCGCAACTTCCCCTTCGGCGGGATCCTGTTCGAAGAGTATTCCGGCACCGTCACCCTCTCGACCAAGGCCACCGAACGGCTGGTCCCGGCGAACGAGGGCATCGCCTTCCCCTTGGGCACGATGGACACCTTCACAACCTATGGCGGCCCCGCGAACCTCCTGGAGACCGCCAACACCATCGGCCTGCCGCTCTACGCCCGTCAGCATCTCGACGAGAAGGGCCGCTGGATCGACGTGATGACCGAGGCCTCGATCCTGCCTGTCAACAAGCGGCCGCGGCTGGCGATCCGCCTCTACACGTCGAACTGACGGACGCTGTCATGTCGGTCTTTGCCGCCGCCATGGACCGCATCTTCAGCCATGCGTCCATGGCGGCCCCGGCCCTCTGGATCTCGGCCACCACGTCCGAGGAACGGCCGATCCGCATCATCCGCCGCGCGCCCGACCGCGTCACCGACTTCGGCGCGGGGCGCTTCGTCAGCGACACGACGGTGGTGGATGTGCGCGTGGCCGACCTGCCCGCCCCGCGCCCGGGCGACGTGATCGTCATCGGCGCGGACAACCATGTCATCCAGGGGGAACCGCTGCGCGATCGGGAACGGCTGATCTGGACCCTCGATCTGAGGCCAGCATGAAGCTGAAGCTGGAAATCAGCCCCGACCTTGCCGCCCTCATGCAGGCGGAAATCGCTGCAGGCGAAAAGGCCGTCACCGCCGCCATGAGCCAGGCAGGCGCAGGCCTCAAATCCGCCTGGCGCGGTCAGATCACCGGCGCGGGTCTGGGTCAGCGGCTGGCCAACACGATCCGCCTCGCCACCTGGCCCAAGGGCGGCGAGAGCCTGAACGCCGCGGCACTGGTCTGGTCGAACGCCCCGGTGATCGTCGGCGCGCACGACGCCGGGCCGCTGATCCGCTCAGCCAACGGGTTCTGGCTGGCCATCCCCACCCCGGCCGCAGGCAAGTCCCTGCGCGGCGGCCGCATCACCCCCGGTGAATGGGAGCGCCGCACGGGGCTGCGGTTGCGATTCATCTACCGCCGGACGGGGCCGAGCCTGTTGGTGGCGGAAGGACGGCTGAGCAGCAAGGGCCGGGCCGTAGCGTCACGGTCGAAAACCGGCCGCAGGCTGGCGACCGTGCCGATCTTCCTGCTCTTGCCGCAGGTCAAGCTGCGCAAGCGGCTGGACCTCGCGCGGGATGCGGACCGGGCGCTGGACAGCGTGCCGGGACGGATCGTGGCGGGGTGGGCGGAGAGCAGGTTCTGAACGGGACCGTCGACACGCCAGGCTGATTGGCATATATTGCCAACGATCCGCAGGGAGACTCTCATGGCCACCCGAAACGTCGTCCTGACCGAAACGCAATCCGACCTTGTCGACCGCCTGGTAGCATCCGGGCGCTATCAGAATGCGTCCGAGGCCCTGCGCGCCGGGCTGCGCCTTCTCGAACGCGAAGAGGCGGAACTTGGCGCGTTGCACAACCGTCTGACGGCGGCTCTGGACGAGGCTCGGCGCAGCGATCTGGCCGAGGGCAGCGGCGAGGATGCCATCCGCCGGGCTTTTGCCGCCGCGCGTGCCAATACCTGATGCCGAAACCCTGGCGTCTGACAAGGCAGGCGGAGGCCTCGCTGATCGAGATCGCACGCTGGACCATCGAGACCTTCGGTCCAAGACAGGCAGCTGCCTATGAGGATGACCTGATCTCCACCTGCCGCGAGATCGTCGCTGGCACCGCCCTGTCACAGGACTGCCGTCGGCTCATCGACCCCGATCTGGCCGAGAACCTGCGCTTCGCGCGCGCTGGCCAGCATTCCGTCGTCTTCGTCGAGGAGATCGAGCAGGTGGTCATCATCGATTTCCTGCACAGCCGCGCCGACCTGCCGCGACGGCTGGCCAACCTGCCCCTCCCGAAAGGAGACAGGGAACACTGACCCCCGGAGCCCGCCCCGGAACCCCGGAACAACAGATGCCCACCACCCGCGAGACCGTTCTCGCCGCGCTGCATGCGCGGCTGCTTCCGCTTGCCGCCCTCACCCTGCGTGACGAGGTGCTGCCCGAGCGGATCCCCGCAGCCGGGCTGATCATCCTGCGCGATGGCCAGCCGGGCGAGCCGGAGGTGACGCTGTCGCCCCTGCGCTACCACTACCAGCACCGGGCGGAGCTGGAGGTCGTCGTCCAGGCGGGCACTGGCCGGGCCAGCGCCTTCGACAGCCTGATCGCCGTCATCGGCGCAGCACTGGCAGCCGATCGGACACTGGGCGGCCTCTGCGACTGGGTCGAACCCGAGGCCCCGGCATCGGTCGATTTGCCCGTCGAGGGCGCCGCGGCGCTTAAGGCGGCGGTGATCACCGTGGTCCTGCATTACACCACGACCGGCCCTCTGGCCTGAATTCCCCCACATAGGAGACCCACATGGCACGCGCACACGGCGCGCGGGCGCAGATGGCGCTTGCGTTCGAGACCGTCTACGGCACCGCGCCCGTCTCGGGCTATCGGCTGGTGCCCTTCGCCAGCACCACGCTCGGCGCGGAGCAGCCGCTCATCAACAGCGAGCTTCTGGGCTACGGGCGCGATCCGCTGGCCCCGATCAAGGATGCGATCACCTCGGACGGCGATGTCGTGGTGCCGATCGACGTCGAGAACTTCGGCCTCTGGCTGAAGGCGGCCTTCGGTCAGCCCACGACCACCGGCACCACGCCCAAGACCCACACCTTCCAGTCGGGGAGCTGGTCGCTGCCCAGCATGGCCATCGAGACGGCGATGCCGGAGGTGCCGCGCTATGCGATGTATACCGGCTGCGTCTGCGACCAGCTGTCCTGGCAGATGCAGCGCTCGGGGCTCCTGACCGCGACGGCCCGGCTGGTGGCGCAGGGCGAGACCGTCGCGAACACCTCGGCTGCGGGCACGCCGACCGCGCTCGCGCTGCAGCGGTTCGGGCACTTCAACGGGGCGATCACGCGCAACGGCACGGCGCTGGGCAACGTCGTGTCGGCCGAGGTGACCTGGTCGAACGGCATCGACCGGATCGAGACCATCCGCAACGATGGCAAGATCGACGGTGCGGACCCCGGCATGGCGTCGCTGACCGGCCGCATCGAGGTGCGCTTTGCGGACACGACGCTGGTCACGCAGGCCATCAATGGCGATCCCTGCGAGCTCGAGTTTTCGTGGAGCCTCGGGACGGATGCGAGCCTCGCCTTCACCGCGCATGCGGTCTACCTGCCGCGCCCGCGGATCGAGATTCCGGGCCCGCAAGGCATCCAGGCCACCTTCGACTGGCAGGCGGCCAAGGCCGTGAGCCCCGCCCGGATGTGCACCGCCGTCCTCGTCAACACCGTCACGGGATACTGACCATGATCCGCCTGAACCTCACGAACCGGCCCGAATGGCTGGACCTGCTCCCCGGCCTGCGCGTCCTGGTGGC